GTCCTAATAGCACCTAGTATATTGCCTGATGCTAAATCTTCAATAATACTTTCACCTGCATCAAATATACCACCTACACCAAATGTACTTGCTGTGCCTCCTGGTCTTAGAGGACTTGGAGTAGTATCGTATACCGACGGATCAGCAAACCCTTTGACTTGATTACCAATTCTACCACGCCCATACTTAACAGTTTCATAGTTAACTGTCATTGAATGTTGCATAAAATCACCACTAGCACTTACATCATGTGTATCATGTTGGAAGTCTGAAATAATTGGATTAATTAACGTATACGACTTAAAATTACCTCTATTTAAAGTATATATTTTTATATCTTTAAAGAAGGCAGGCTTAGTATCTCCTGTCGGACCTTGTCCATTATAACCCCAGTCGCTAACTGATCTTAGATTATCATATATGTCACGATTGTTATAGCCCGGTGTGTTAGTGCCTTGTCCATCATAGTTATAACTAGGATCGTTGTAATAATAACGATAGTAATTAACCCACATAGACCTTACTGCATCACTACCGTCATCGTGCAATGTTATAGTAACTGGTTGATAATTGATTTTCTTCTGAATATAACGCTTACGGTTATATTGATTCATTTCCTCAACATCTAGAGTAAATGACGGTAGTAATACCGTTTTAGCCAATACACCAATAGTAGCGGCATCATTACCCTTTTGTAACCCTGGGATATCTGGATTCAACGTAAAGAATACGTGGAATAAGAATTTGTTAGTAGGTGCTAGTGCAAAGCCGTCCTTGACAAAGGTCTTACTAGCATGTTGATAATCTCTTAAATAATCAACACCAAAGAACCCTTGCTGGAAATCACCACCAAACCCTTTAACTTGGTCTTTTAGTGCTTGACTTAGTAAACTACCAAATCCCATTTTAGATTAACTAACGTTATCGCCGATACTTCTTCCTACATCTGTACCAACACCGCTACCTAATGGAGTCTGTACTGCGTTATCAAAACGAAGTGTCATAGCTACTGTAACTGGCTCTGAACTACCATAGTTCAAGTCACCGTAGTTTACATTAGATAGATAACAACCGTAAACTTCCCATGTCTCAAGTACTGTAGGTTCAAATGCACCATTACCACCGTCTAAAATTTCACAACGTGTAGTAAATTTATAGTCTGCACCTGAAGCGGCACTTGCTTGCTCCATGAAGTCTAATTGCTTCTGTAGTTGCTCACCAACGAGTTTAGCTACACTACCACTGGCATCGTCACGTAAGTTGACACTGATGTCGTCCCATGTGTGCTTTCCTGCTAAACGAACTCTTGAGTTGTATATCTCAAGATCAATTGGATCAAAACTAACTGAGGGACGTGTAAAGTCCATAACTTGTTTAGTTAATTCTGTTCTTGGAGTTGATACTCCCATATTTTCAAAAATAACCCTAAACCTATATTTTAGTTTAGGCATTAACAAGCCTTGACTAGACCCCGATTGATCTGTAGCCAAAGGTGTTGTCATTCTAGTCAACGACGATACTGCCATGTTTTACTCCCTGTGTAAATGTTACTATTATTTATGCTAAAGCAGTAGTGACAAAATCGCCTTTAAAAAAGTAACCTTAAATACAGGTTATGGTAACTAAGTATATGAAAAAGTTAATTGCTTTAAATAATCCTAGAGACCCTAACTTAGACAGGCAAAAAAAGAAGGTTATAGAGAGAACGTGCAAAGTAGATGAGTGTAATCACAATATATCTCACTATCATGGGCCAGGTTCACAAACATTATGCCGTGAACATCAAATAACTCTACGTGAATATGGCGGCTTTGCTAGAACTGATAGGATCTGGACCTTCCATAAAAAGGATATATGCGAAGATTGCGGGCATGACCCATTGGATAACATCAGAATTCAAGGAATGCCAGAAAAAGAGAAGAAAGTCTACGCAATGAGGCTGTGACAAGTCGATCATGTTGTGGTAAGTAGCCCAAAAAATAACCATCCTAGCAATTTAAGGACCTTATGTGGCGATTGCCATGCGATGAAAACTTACGTAAACGGCGACTTTTAATATAAATAAATAAAATTTTATTTCATCACAAAACGTGATGAGACAGTACTCTTGTGCGCGGGGGTACTTTTAGGAAGAGTCTGAAATGACTATAAACTATTTTTTAATAACAAAGGAGTACTTTATGTTAGATAAAGTCATAGGCTGGATTAAGGCCGGCACTGAAGCAGGTGTAGCGTTAATCGCTCTAGGTATCGTTTTACAGATTATATTTGGTGGTAGTGTACCATTCATCGGTGGTGACATCGTTGGAACAATTACTGGTATTATCGCTGGCCTAGGTAATGCAGGACTAGTTGGCTTAGCGGCGCTAGCAGTTATCTATCACATCTTTACTAAAGATTAAGATAGCACATCCATAGAAAAAGGGCCAGTATTGGCCCTTTTTTTATTGCTATTACATTGTTATTGTGTCACATTAAATAGTAAGATTACCATCATTAATCCTAACAGGACTAATAACGCTCCATCTTTGCCTTCGCCATATATTTCTTTCGACCAATCATACTTTTTATTATCTTTCATTATAGTACCTCCTCTTGATCTAGTAAAAAAATAGTTTTTCCGACTTAGAACCAGTACCTAGCTATTATTGCTTTTGATGCTAACGCACTTGCCTTAGGTTAAAGCGAGAAATACTGCCATTATCATTATGCACCTCCTTGTTAAATGTGTAATATTATTTATATCATAGTTTATAAATAGAAATATGTCTCATACCTTAATTTTAAACGCTGATGCGCAACCTTTATCAATGCTCCCACTGAGTACGTTGAGATGGGAAGACACAATGAGGTTAGTTTTCCTTGATAAAGTAAATGTTATTGAACACTACGATAATTGGAAAGTACATTCTGCTAGGGACTCATTTAAAGTACCATCTGTCGTTATGGTAAAGCGGTATATAAAGCGAGTAAATTACGTAGCATTAACTAAACCTAACTTATTTTTAAGAGATGGTTATAAATGTCAATATTGCGGTAACTCATTTGACTATCGTTCGCTAACTTACGATCATGTATGTCCAAAATCAAAAGGTGGACTAACAGAGTGGGAGAATATCGTAGCCGCTTGTAAACCTTGTAATACTAAAAAAGGTGCTAGTATTATAGAACCAATTAACCAACCTTTTATGCCTACGTATTGGAATCTAATTAAACGTAGAGCGGAGATACCTATTATTATTAGACACTACTCTTGGAAACGATTCCTTGATCCTAACATGAGTGTTACGTTAATTGAACCCAGACAATTGACTTTTACCTAATACTATAGTATAATACTACTTAATAATCTCCCGATAGCTCAACAGGATAGAGCAACGGCCTTCTAAGCCGTAGGTTAAAGGTTCGAGTCCTTTTTGGGAGGCCAACTACGCTAAACTTAACCAATAAAAAAGCACCTTTCGGTGCTTTTTTTGTATCTATACTATCTTAATGGTGAGCGGCAATTTCACCTGTGTTCTTAATTCTAATTGGAATAAAGATAAACTCAACCGATTTAACTGGTTCAATAGCAATATCAACATACAGCTCGTTTCTATCTATACGTGCTGATGTGTTATTACTCTCATCACACACTACTAAGTAATCAAAGATACCACGTTTAGCAATTAAGTCGTTTAAGATACTTTCCATAACGCCTTTAATCTCATCACGTGTTAATTTATCATTTGGTTCAAAGATAAATGTTTTAGCCGCGTTCTCAACTTGTTCTCTAATGAAAGAAACTAAACGTGCAACATTAATTCTATCTAACGCTGTACCTGACTGTGTAGTCTTATTACCGTAGTTTACAAGACCTGTACCTGGAATAAACGTTAATGGATTAACATTGTTTTCATACAATGTATCTCTAATAGCCATTCTAGTAGCAATCTGTTGGAACTCTCCAGTTGTTGTATCAATGAAGCCTAACGCATCCATATTATCAATACTACCACGTCTAGTACCTGCCGGTGCTAACCATGGAAACGATTGATCATCGCTGTGTACAATAGTTCTAAGCATTGCATGACTTGCCGGAACAACAATTGATGAACCTGTTAAGTCTGTAGCTCTACCACTTGGATAAAATACACCTAAGTACGGATCGTTAACATTAAGACCATCATTTGTTGGTAAACCTGTGCCATTGTTATTAGTAGCCCAGTTAATTAAATCTGTGCCTGACTGTGATAATCTCAATGGAGTATCACCAATAACAAAACCTGTGTTATTACGTTCGTTGTTTAATGCTACCATGTTAGTCATTAGCTCTGGGTAACTAGGTGCCGCTAATAAATTAAACACACGTTGTTCTTCTCTAATCTCTGTATTGCTATCAATTGCCGCTTTCATTGCCGCAACAACAATTGCTCTCTGAGCAAGTCTGCCCATATTAGCTTCACCGTTGTCTTTTAAGCCTGATGCTGTAACCCACGCATTTTTCTCTGTTGGCAAAGCACCACTGAAGTCAGTTGAGTTAAAGTAGTTTAACTTAAACTGTTTAACGTTAAACCCAGAACGTCTTAGATTCCAAAGCAACATTCCTGTTGGATATAAACTTGGCTTCGGAGCATCTAGGTCTAAATAATCGCTTGACAATAAACTAGTAATAGTTGGAGTATCATCACTAATTGGATCTGTTGTACCATTTGTATCCCATCTTGCGTCTGCAAATAAGATACCATCCTCTGATGTTTGATCTGTTGTACTAATTGCTACCCATTGTGCTTTAGTTACGTTCCAACGATTAATTAGTGGAAAGTTTTCTAAGTCGCTAGTATCAACCCAAAGGTCATTAGCAACTAATGCGGTGCCATCACTTTGTGTTGTTGGTGCAAGTAATGCTACCTGCGGACCAGCTGGGTCAGTTGCTGGGAATTTAGTTAAGTAACCATCCCATTTAGCACCACTCTGTACCATAATATCAATTTCGTCGATTGCACTAAAGTACCACTTAGTGCCTTCTGCTGGATCTTGTCCTGGTTGTGTGCTACTAGCACTAAATCCTGTCTTTGTTGCAAGAACTTCCCAATTACTAAAAATTAAATCACTGTCGTTGCCGTCACGTACATTATCTAATGCTGTAGTAAATCCACCATCTGCTAATGGAGTACCTGCTGTATTTTTAATTTCAATTACACCACCTTGTGTATGTACTATTTTAATAGCACCTGTCGATGTAACTAATGCTGTTGTATTAGCAACACCTGCCGCTAAAAAGTCTGAAACAAAACTTGCGGCTGTTGTGCCTGTTAGTGTTACAGTAGCAGGTGCAGTTAATATTGTTGAACTATTATCACTTGCGGCTACTGTAAACGTATTTGAAGCTGTAAACGTAGGAGTAGTTGCTGAACCTGTAATTTCAGTAGCACCTGTTCCACTACGCACTAATACTTTAACGGTCG